TTTGTTATTATTTCAGATTTTTATGTTAAAGTTTTCACAAAAGATTTTTGCGTGATCCGAGCAGATTTTTGTCCGCATGGGATTTTTAGCAGGTTTTTGCGTGTGGGATTTTTAGGGGATTTTTAGGGGATTTTTAGGCATAACTATTCAAAGGGGTTTTTGGCAGGTTTTTGGCCATCGTGTAGCACCTGACTATTGGTTGCATAGACAACCATGTCATAACATTAATGTTGCAACATTGATATTTTATATGTATATGTCCTACATTCATATTAGAATCAATTTAATGGCCTTTTTAAGCCAATTTTAGCCCGTTTATTTTACTTTTGGTATCCTTATATCGTTTGTTTTTTTTATTGTCTTATTTTGCCTTAAAATGGCCTTATTTATTCCCCGTCCTGATTCGATCCATTAAAATAAAAAAGGGATACCCCAATTACGGGATATCCCAACACATAGAACAACACAATTATTTTAATGAGTATTCCAATATTGAATCCTTACATTTTTTACATATCATAATATCGAAATAATTATCATGTTCAATATCATTAATATTAACGATATCGTCGCATGATTCACATATACAAAATTCCGTTTCTTCGTCGTCGTCAAATTCAACGGAATCAAAAGGACTATTTTTACTAAATTTCGGGTAATATGAATAAACGTCCCTTTTGTATGAATCGTTCGAATACCATATACCATTGTCCCAACGTCCCGCGCGTTCGTTTAAAATATGGAATTGTCCCGTAATATCTAAAAAAACAAATTTATTTCGATTGCCTATTGAATATTCCAATAACTGCATAATTGAATTGTTATTGACGAAATCAACGGGCAATCCTTTCATAAAATAGTTATTGAATATTTGAGTATCGTTAATCGGTGAATTTGCGGGGACGTCTATATCTAATATACCATTATGACAAAAATAAACTGATTCATTCACCTTAAATGGGTGCAAATTTTTTTCGTTTATTCCCCCCGACGTTGCAATTCTAAAATGAATTACAATATTCCCGTTTGTTTTGTCCGCATGTCTTTTGATCCTCATAAATTCGTTGAAATCGTGCAATTCCCTTTGAACGATTATTTTGTTATTTTCGACGTACATAATTCCCGCGCCATCATTATTTGATTCCCAACAATTACGCAAAATATTTTCTTTGATCTTAATTCCCTTAGGTTGAATAGCTATTATACACATAAATTATAAGTTTTTTAGTTTAATGAATTTTTTTAAATTAGAATAGTCGCATGAATTAGAAATATAATCTTTGTACCCTTGCAACGAAATTTCGTTGTTTTCTTTTGTGTACATAAACAAAGAATATACAAATTCGATATTCTTAAAAAAAGATTGCCCGTTTAATGTACCCCTGAAAATCCTAATTTCGATCGTCGCGTTATTTTGTAAGTTAACGGCAACGTATCGGGCCGAATTGCCGTCCTTTTTTTTGGCCTTGTATATTAATTCGGAATTATTATCGTCCTCAATGTTTGCCCATTTTTGCAGCTTATCTAATTTGCGTTGGGATATTCCTATTATAAATTCCTTATTTTCTACAAAGAATTTCAGGAAACGATATAATTGCCATGTGGTGAACGCCTTTTTTGATATGTGTATATGAATCCCGCATGTATTGGCGTTATATGAATTATACCCGTTGTCCGAAATAATACGCAAAGAATTTAATATTGATTCCTTTGCACTATTTAAGTAATTGAATGTAACGGGGTGCGTAACAATTTCGAATCCATCAGTCAACGATCCATCATTTTTAAAATACCAATGTTCGTTTTTTATCAATTCGGCTAATTCTCCATGCTTAACGCTATTTGAATTTCGTCGTTCTATTTCTAATTCAATACCTAAAAATGGCGTTTCTTTTGTATCGTAGGACATGGAGCAAAATTTAGGCGTAGGCTTGTATGAGTAACTATTAATTAAATTACTTTTTTCGTCCTCGTCCGCGTCCTCGTCATTTTCGGGTGAACTATGATATTCCCCCGTTGATTCCCAATAATATACGTCGTCTATGTGTTGAATATCCCCGTCGCAATCAAATACAAGGGAATGATATTCCATATAATCAGTAGTAAAATAGTCCCCGTTATGTTGGTATATGTTATGGCCTGATTCACAATTATCGTAATGTGTATAAAATCCCCCCGAACGCCCGTCCAATACCCAACGCGAATCGTCGGCCAAAATATACTCATTGTCAATTTCGTCCATAATTATATCATTCTCGTCTAATTCGATATGGTAATATTCCCCGTCTATTTGTGTACAATCGTCGCAATGCGCGTAATATCCCGCTTGAGTATATACAATATCCTCATAATTACGAATCCCGTTATATTGGATCGTTTCCCGCCATGATTCGTCTAAATATTCCGAATCGATTGACCTTTGTACTAATTGCGCAATTTTACGCAATTCGCTAAATGTTGTTAATGTTGTTTCCATGTGTTTTTTGTGTTTTGTGTTTTTTACTTATTATGTTTCTCAAATAGTGTTTTGATTAATACATAAACTAAAATAGATCCCGTAAAAATCAGGATCAATTCGAATAAGCTAATTGTTTGCATGTTCATTAATTAATAGGTGAATGAATAAACGAATTACACTACCTACAAAATAGGTAGATAATCCAATGAATAAAACGGGCAAAATTTGTTCGGTAATTGTGTACATAAAATAAAGTTTTGTTTTGTGTTTTGTCGTTATTGACGGAATAAAGATAATAACAATATTAATACAAAACGCAAATAATATGAAAAAATATTAAAATAGTTATTATTTATTTAATTAGGTATATATTATATAAGTAAGTATATTATATAAGTAACTTATATAATTATATATTATAATAATATAATAGTATATTATAAGGGTATTGTATATTATTAATATAGGGGTATATTAGAATATTCAATGATTATAAGTATTTTAGGTTATCAGTTAGCAAATGCGACAAAGTCAGTAAACAATCAATAAAGTAAAAATACATATTTTTGGCATTGGATAAGGGATAAAAGGACTACGAAAACCTTCCTATTTAACATAATGGTAATTATAAGCAAAAATGGGTATTGATAATCAAGCACTTATAAAAGGATATTACTACGAAGATCCCCGTAGACCCCCTACCACTTGTTTTCGTACGAAAAATTTCGTAGATCCCTTGTGCCCTCCAATATTCTGATATCAAACATTGTTTTAACATTTTTTGATATTTGATTTTTTTTATTTTCCATATAACCCATTATAATTTATTATAATATGAATATACCGAAAAGAGAACTAGACAAACGCTACAAGCAAGGAGTTGATACAGGAGCAATGAGCTTCCATAATGTTGAACTACCCTTAATGGACTATACGGCCTTAAATAGACCTGTAAGTGTAACACCTAACCCTGATAAGCAAAATAGGAGAAAGGTCAGCGATGAGGCTAAAAAGAGGTATAAAAGAGATATGAAGCTTAAGAGCAGAAAAGCCAAACTAAAAAACCAATAATATGAAAGACACAGTAGCCAAGAGAACTTACAGATGTAAATGCGGAGTATCTACAGAGGATTATGTTTGGGATAGTTCCATAAGGGAACATACCATCAAGTGTACTAAGTGCGAAAGTGTACTTAGCTTTGACCATATCAAGGTAGAGAAGGTAGTACATATCACATCTATCCGAACACCAACTAAAAACCGATAATATGGAAATATTTGTAAAAGCATACTATGATGGTATGATGATTTTATTTTTCTCGTTTTTTATATTTTGCATAACAAGAAAAGGAGAAAGAACAAAAAAATGGTAACCAAAAACGATTAATATGAATGCAGAATTCAGAGATATTAGCAAAGAAGCTTTTATCATAGCTTACAAGGAGAATTTTGGCAATATCACCATTGCTTGTGAATCAGCAGGGGTTGGTAGAGGTCAATACAAGGCCTGGTGTGATAAAGATCCTGAGTTTAGACAAAGACTAGCTGAAATAGAGCCTGAGGAGATTATGCTTGACTTCGGTGAGCATAAATTAATGGAAAGGATTGCTAAGGGTGATACCTTGGCTACAATGTTCCTGTTAAAAACCAAAGGTAAGCGTAGAGGCTATATCGAAAGGCAAGAGGTTGCTCATGAAGGAGATGTCGTTAAGCAGATTACTGTTAATGTCCTAAAGGCTAGTCATGTAGAAGAATTGTCTAATGGCCCTCAGCAATTAGATGGGGATGAAAACGCTCAACTTGAGGATAGTGGATTCGTAGTTCCAGCTACAGAGGCAGGTCATATCCAAGATATTCCACTTTACGAGTTTGATAAAGAGGTAGATGTGCCTAATGAGATGGATATATATGAAGAATAGATCCGTAGGATATGAGAATAGCGATTAAAGGCTATTTTAAGGCGATTCTAGGGCATATCTGTCTTTT